GCACCGGTTGCCGAACTTCATGACAACGCGATTTTTATTACCGACGTTATTTATACCACCGATGGCACTGATATAACACTTCCAAGAATTGTAGATCTCGCCCGCACTAAACGACCTACTCAAATCAATATTGAGGGGGTTTCCGGATGGATTCAGTTTGGGAAGAATATCAGGACCGCAATCGACGAAATCAATCCGGACATAACAGTCCGAATAATAAAGGAGAACCGAAATAAAAAGGCGCGAATTCTTGCCCAGGCGGCGTTCATAAAACGGAACTTTCGCTTTTTGGAAGAGAAATGTTGGACGCCTGAATACAGGAAATTTATGAAAGTCTTGACCTCATACATGAAGGAGGGAACCAGTAAGCACGACGATGCACCGGATAGCCTTGTTATTGTGGCAGAGTTCTTCGATAAAACGTTTAACGAATTGTGGCGATAAGCTCTACACCTCTCCGACCGTAACCGGCTAGAGTGGCGAATCTAATGTCTCTCGGACCATGGGTTGCGAATAGAAAAAGTACTTGCGCCCCGAGTCGTCTTGGGTTGGAAGTATAACCGTTGTGCCGTGGAAAGCGAAACCCGCTCGAAGCTTAAGATTTACATCACTGATGAATTGATCTTTTACATGGCTTTCTACAATAATAAATTGCATGTGCGTCATTGGATAAGGTTTAGCTTCCGAATGTACGCATAATCGGTGGCCTTCATCCAGGTAAATATCCAGATCTCGTGAACAACCTGTGTCTTGTTATACCCGATACAATCCTTAGCTTAGGCCATGCAACCAGACAAAACTATCGCCAAAAATCCAATGACCGATGCCGACGCGACCGACCTTGACTGGTTTTTGCTCGACTGGTTAAAAGGCGAGTTGGATAAAATGATAGAGTTTAATCGCGCTGTCCTAAGCTCGGAATCGCTGCCAGCCGCAGTGGATGTTCCCCACGCACAGGAAACCAAATAGGCTCGCTAATGTTCTTCGACTAACGCGAGGACAAAGCTTCAACGTCGACGTTTCCTGTCTTGCAGGTACGAATCGACTGCCAACATTCCCACAAACCCGATTAGGAAACTCATCATAATCAAATTTAAACAATCGATTTTCCACTTACCGCGCTGTTTTTTGCCCATAAGTATTCCAGTATAAAATTCTTTGGAAGAAATGTTAATGTTTTGATTTATTTACTTATAAAGTAATAGATTTGCTATTATAGTAAGCGATCACCCAAATGTGGAAACAAATTATCTGTTGGTTGAAAGACATTCGATGCTCCAGCTGCGGCAAGCTATTGTGTCGCGCAGGAGGGCCAGTAGAGGTTAAATGCCATGGTTGCGGAATAACAACAAGATCAAAATAATACTGCGAAGTAGAGCAGCGGCAGCTCATTGGGCTCATAACCCAAAGGTCATCGGTTCGATCCCGATCTTCGCTACATACAGCATTGATGGCCCAAAACTTTGAATGCCGGGCATGAGTAAATCAGTACGAGCGTCAGCTTCACCTTACGGTGGGGTTGGCGCTTTTTTCATTTATAAAAACTCGAATGGGATTTTTAGGATTGTCTTTTGGTAATAAAAAAACCCCTAACGTCTCTTATTCTAAGGATAAGAATGGCAACCATGTGTACAAGCTAACCGATCATGACCTAGGGGCGTTTCGGTCATGCTATACTGGTGGCTATTCGGACGCGAATGCCATCACACTGTTCCAAACTATCCCCGAAGTTTTTGCACCAATTGATGCAATAGCAACGCGCGTTGCTAACGGCATTTTTCAATTGAAGAAGATTGCCACTGACGAGATTGTTTATGATAACAAAAAGTGGAACCAATTAACCGCTCGGCCAAACTGGAGACAAACTTTTGACCAGGTCATTTACAATGCGGTCGTGTATAAATATGCATGCGGTAACCGGTACTTCTACAGTCATGTACCAGAATCATTAAAAAAGAAACTGGATAATATCACCTCCCTGTGGATGCTACCGCCGCAACTTACTGAACCAAAGGTGAAAACAAACAGGCCAAAGTTCTACGCGGCAACAAGTGTGAGTGACATTGTCGACCATTACGATTTCAAATGGGGTGCTGACAGCGAAACGTTCTCTCCTGACCTGGTGCATCACGATGCCTATTTGGATTCAGCCAGAAACCAATCCAACATCCTTAAAGGCGTTTCACCACTCATTGCCGACGAGTATCCGATGAGTAATTTGATTGCTGTTTACCAGGCGCGAAACGTCATCTATTATAAGCGTGGTGCATTGGGTTTTCTTGTGGGCAGAAAGAAAGATGAGTCTGGGGATATTGCTTTAACACCAAAAGAAAAGGATGCGATTAGAGGCGAGTTCCATAACACCTACGGGCTTACGGGGGAGCGTGATACTTTAGGTATAACAGATGTGCCGATTGACTTTGTAAAGGTTTCCATGTCAATTGAGGAGCTTAAACCTTTCGAAGAAACATATAATAGCGCGGCAGCAATTTACGCAACTCTCGGTGTTCCTCGCTCCTTTATCCCAAGCAAGGAGGGCGTTACTTATGAGAACGCCAAAAACGATGATAGGAAACTTTACCAGGATGTAGCCATTAAGGAAGGGGAAAACATTTGCGAGATATTAAACCACGTTTTAAACCTGACAGAGGAGGGGTTATATGCCGATGTCAGTTATAGTCATATCGAGGTTTTACAGGAAGATAAGAAAGCTCGTGCAGAAACCGACGCAGTTGTTACCACCCGGCACACATCACTTTACGAAAAAGGCTACATCACCAAGAATCAAATGCTAGTTGCCATAGGGCTTGAAGAAATCCCAGGCGGCGACATATACATAACAGACGGTAAGAGTACCGATCCCCTAGCCGTTAAACTCGGAGTTGGGGGAACACAGGCCATGCAGAGTATACTACTGTCTACCCTACCCGCTGATGTTAAGAAAAACGCGCTTGTGATTTTATTCAATTTGTCCGAACAGGACGCCGCAAAACTTGTAAGCAATGACACTCCACCCCAAAATTAAAGAACTTAAACTACGATCCGCGCCGATCAGTTATTCCAATATGGAAGTCGGGCAAGATGGCGAACTCATCGAAGACAATATCGTTAAGGGATATCTCATCGTTTGGGGTGTTAAGGATTCATACGGTACGGTATTCCTGAAAGGCTGCTGCGCGAAATCTCTCTCGGAGAGAGGCCCGGGTAGTGCGAGTAAATATAAAATCTTGATGCTTTGGCAGCACAGCCAAGAAGATCCTATCGGACAATTTACTGTATTGCAAGAGGATGATTACGGTTTGTACTTCGAAGCGGCATTAGATGATTTTGAATCAGTGCCTAACGCACGGCGCGCTGCTTCCCAGATCAAGTCGGGTACTTTAAACCAATTCAGTGTTGGCTTTGATTATGCCTGGGATAAAATGGAATACGACGAAACCATGGATGCCATCCTTCTTAAAGAAATTGACCTTTGGGAAGGTAGCGTTGTAACCATCGGGGCCAACTCTGAAACCTATGCTATAAGGGCCGGAGCTGACATACCCCAGGCGCTTGAGGAACTCCACAATTACACAGAAGAGTTTATAAAATCCTTACCTCGTAAATACCAATTCGAGTTAAGGCAACTGATATCACGCCATAAATCACTCGCCTCAGTCGAGCCGCTTGAATCCAGAAGCAAAGCACTCGACGACACCGAGCCGGTCACGGACGGGATCGACTATCAATACATTTCCAAAAATTTAAAATTGTTTTAAACATGAAACATAGTTTCTTAAGGTTACCAGCGCAGCCGCGGTCGTACGCTCCGAAAATTGTGAGCCGCAGATCTATGGGCCGCAATTTCGATTCGGTTGCTTATAAGAGTGATGCAGAAGTCGAGAAAGAAAAGTTGCTGACTGATATCGGCAACTCGGTGAAGACAGAACTTGAAAAGCGAGGATATCAATCCAAAGATGATGTGCAGACTTTCATAAACGACCATTTCAAAGGTGTTGATCTGGATGCGATTCGTAAATACAAAACGGATAAGGACGAGTCAGATTCAACGGTTCGCACTTTGGCTGAGAAAATTGAAAAGCTGGAAAAGAGAGCTGGCGGCCGTGGCGAAAAGCCGCAAACTATTGCTGAACAGATTCGCACACAGATCAATAAGGATCAGGCAAGCAAGGATAAGTTTGCGGCATTTAAACGCGGAGAGATTCGTCAGTTTGAACTGCAGCTTCGTGCTCCCGCAGCAATGACAATTGCAGCCAGCGGCTCAAGTGGCATCCCGGTCCCTGAAGCTGAACAAGTGCCAGGGTTAATTGATCTACCACGGAACAGGCCATTCATGCTTTCTATTTCGAATGCAGGCAACACAGATAAGTCGGCGATTGAGTGGGTGGAGAAATTCAATCCCGAAGGCCAAGCTGAGTTTATTGGCGAGGGAGAACTGAAACCCTTGATCGACTTCAACTACCGGAAGATTCGTAGTGAAGCAAAAAAAGCAGCGGCAAAAATTAAGTCGTCCACCGAACAGCTTGATGATATCGATTGGATGGCTGCTGAAATTGAAAATGAGTTACGCTACCAGGTGGAACTCGCTGCAAGCACTGGCTTATTGAGCGGCGACGGAACCGGCGACAATCTGAAAGGCCTTGACTCATACGCGGGAGGTTTCACTCTAACGAGTGTTGAGACCACAGACCCGAACAACGCTGATGCAATCCGCGCTGCAATCGCTCAGATTCGTTCGCTGAACTTCAATGCAAACGTCGCAGTTCTGAATCCGATCGACGTTGCAAATATGGAGCTTGAAAAGGCTACTGATGGCCATTACATCATCCCTCCTTTCAAATCTGCCGACGGCACAGTGATCAGTGGCGTGAGAGTTATTGAAGAAAACGGTATTCCCGTAGGTTCTGTGTTGGTTGGAGACATGACTAGGTTCAGGGTGCGTGTATACAAACCATTCAGCGTTTCCTACGGTTGGGTAAACGATGACTTCGAAAAAAACATGGTTACCATAATTGGCGAGATGAGGCTCCACAGCTTCGTTCCCACCAACGATATCGGTGCATTTGTGTATGACACTTTGGCAAACATCAAAACAGCAATCACCGCCGCGTAACGGACCGAAACAATATTTCATATCATATCATAATATTTTTTATGGCATCAATTAAAGACAAAGGTGAAGTCATTGACCTAAAAGCAAAGGTCACCGTGTATTCTACCGATAAAGACAAGCACCATGTAACCGGCGAAGCAATGAACGTTGCTCCAAAGGTTGCTGAGAAGCTTATCAAAAATGGTATGGCCACGGAGAAAGCGCCAGCAAAAAAAGAAAAGTAAAATCATGGCTTTAATCAACCGGTCGTTCTTTTACGGGGACATCAGCATTCCGGATCTGGAAAACCCACTGGTTCAGGAGTCCATAAACTATGTGATCGATAAGCGCGAGAAGGATCTTCTCGTCAAACTTTTCGGTTACAAGATGTATAAGGATTTTATGTCCGGGCTTATGGCCTCGTCAGTAGATCCGAAATGGACGCACCTGTTGACCGGTACCGATTATCAGGACGGCAGTAACAACCTACATAACTGGAGGGGAATTGTCAGCCAGCCCGACGGCATCCTCGCTGCGATGGATTCCGCCAACGTCTTTGAAATAGTGGTGGGTCGTGGCGGTCCGTTTGATCCGGAGATCGGATCTAACTCTACCATTATCCCTCCTCAATTTGTTGGCACCGAGTTCATTTTTGAAATGCGCGGAGTTGGAATGCTTACCCGTGAAGAGTATTCTGTAGTGGATGATGTCTTGACGTTCACCGGTTCGGAAGGTTCTATAGTTTTTCCCGATCCGTTGTTCGGCAGTGAGACCAGCTATGTCGGAGGGCCAAGTCGATTCTTCTTCAAAGCGCCAACTCTTGCAGTAAACACGATGGCCGGTTCGTATAAGGAAAGCATGATTGCAAACTATGTGTATTACTGGCATAGGCGTGATAACGCCAGCAGGACAACAGCAATGGGACCGGAGGTCATCAGTTCTTCTGAGAATTCGGATAACGTAAGCCCATCGCCAAAAATGGTTCGCGCCTGGAATGAAATGGTTGACTGGATTGAGGAGATGAATCATTACCTCGAAGTGAAGAGTGCTTTGTACCCAGACCGGAGGCCTTCGGATTATGATTGGAGCTATATAAACACCTTCAATATATGATCACGCAATACATACCGTCAGTTTTTGAGGGCATTGTTGCGAAGGTTTCATCTGCCATGGAAGCGGGCATTACCAACAAGTTTCCTGTATACTTTGATTTTGGACATTATAGTGAGGTGGACAAGAATTTGAAACAGAAAGACGGAAGCCTAACCGCCAAAGGAAAAAAGTTTCCGTTAATCTGGATGGTAATGGACTTCGAGGAATCTATGGGAACTAACCCTGCTGATTATGCTGTGATCAACAGCGCGAGGTTCATAATTGCTCACACCACTAGCCCAAATTACAACATGAAGGATCGGCGAGATAAAATTTACCTCCCAATTCTGTACCCGATTTATGCCGAGTTTGTCAAGCAAATGCACCAGTCTGTTGAACTGGGGATGCCTTCCGAGTTATTACTAAAGCATACCAAAGTAGATAGGCCATACTGGGGGGAGATTCCATCGGGTAACATGTTCAGTAACCATCTGGATGCTATCGAAATAAAGAATCTGAATTTAAAAATCAAACAAAAAAATTGTCGATAACATGAAACAATTATTATTTCTATTTTCTGCAATCCTAATCGCAGCTATGTCTTTCGGTCAAACCGAAGCGAAGGTAATGCTCGCGTCAAATGGGTTAGCTGTTGATACCGTTACAAACACTGCGACGGAAACCTGGACTCTCAAAGTGCCTGGTTTCCAAAAATCGGTATCGGTGCAGGCGGTCCTTACAAAAATCAGCGGCACAGTTGCCGGCACGGTGACACTCCAGGGTAGTCTAAACGGGACGAGTTATTACCCCATCCCCTCGCAGACTTACACGGCCACAGACGTCGCTTCCCAGACGGTCATTTTCGGACTCGACAACTCAAAGTATTTATACTACCGATTGAGCTGGACCGGGACCGGCACGATGGCCGCAAGCGCGCGAGGATATCTTGTTGCCCGTAATTAGTTCTTTCGCCTATGAAAACCTACTTAACAATTTTATAAAAAATTAAATTATCAATAATGCCAATTCTTTCTTTATGCAGTAAAACGGGTGCAAATGTAGGCCCGGTATCATGCGACACGAGAAGGGCCGCGCCGGCAGTAATCATCCTGGGTGGTAAAGCATTCTCACCAGCTGAGTATGCGAACAATGCCGCCTACGAAGCGGCACTCCTTGAAGCAATCAATCTTGAGAATGGTAATTCTGAAAAGATGTATCCATTCCCTGAGATCCAGAACACGGTTAACAACACGGAGGCGAACACTGAAGGAACAACCGGAAGCGGATTCAAGATGATCCTCAGAGAGGGTAAGCCGGTATACACGTTTGGTGTTATCGTCGGTACTAATCTGGAAAAACAAATGCGGAAGTTCAACAATAAGATCGTTCCCGTTACAGTGTTTGATAAAAACAAGAACTCATGGGGTAAGCTGGATATTGACAAAAACTTTGTTGGTACTGACGCGCTGATCTATGTGTCGCCAAAACCCTACAGTGACGGCAACTCTGTTGATACAGAATACACCTTGGTAACGGTCAGCTTCTTGTCAATGGCGGACTTCGCGGACGACGCCGCTTTCGTTCCCACAACGTTTAGTATCTCGAATCTTGAAGGTTTACTTGATGCGAAGCTAAGGGTGATTTCAAACGCATCCAATGTGTACAAGATTGCGGTGGAGTTTGAGAATGCACAGCTGGGTGGTAACGTTAATTTCTATGACAAGTATGCTACAGAATTAGCCTCTGCCGCGTTATGGAGATCGTTTACTGGCGCGGCCTTGGCAACTCCGCTTACTATAACGTCGGTGGCAGCCGACGCGGCTCTCAAAGCATTCACGGTCACATTGGATACTACAGCCTATGCAGCACTTTCGGCAGGCGCTAAGATTCTTCTTGATCTTGAAACCCCGCCGGTATTGCTTGCTGCCGCTGTGAGAGGCATCGAAGGAGATCCTGTAATAATCACCAAAGCATAAGTTATGAAGTTCAATCACGTTGGATTCAATGGCGCATGGGCCTCAACTAAAACAGTCGACGAGTTTATCCGTGAACAGTCTCACGTCGGACTGACTGAGGATGAACTGAGACATGCGCATGCCTTAATTGTAAAGAAATATGGCGACAATACGGGAGATGCAAAAAAGGTTTCAAAAACTCGACCTGGAGTCGCTGACCGTCCAGGCTTTGGAATCAACAAAGCTACGGATACTAAGTCTGAATAAAGAGCAGATGCTTGAAGGCAAAAGGAGGGATGGAAATGATATTTCCCCCTCCTACTTCGAGGATCCATTTTTCAAAAGTCTTGAATCAGCTCAACGATATTCCGACTGGAAGGATGAAATAACTCCGAATCCGAAGCGAAAGAAAGGTGTGCCGAACCTTTATATCAATGGTTTTTACCACGAAAGCATCGGTATCGCAGTAACCAAAAGCGGTGTCGAATTTAACTCCACGTTCGCCGACGCAGCTGACATAGAGAGAAAGTTCGGATCGTTGATATATAGTTTGAATGTTGAGAAAAGAACAGAGTATGTTAAAAATTTCTTGAACCCACTATTCGTCGATCAGATAAAATTCGAGTTACGACTATGACCCTAACTGCTACAATGAAAAAAATTCAGTTTTATCTGACGTGGTATAAAGACATGCCCACGGATGAAAGAGAATCATTTACTGGATTATGGGTGGCAGAGCGGATTTCCATCTTTACCAGTTTGATTACCGAGGCAACGGAATCAACTGGGACATACAGCCGAAAGGTTGGCAAATATAAAAAATGATATGACTCAAGGATGTATAGGATGTGGCGAAAAGCCAGTCAACATGCAACGAGATATCGCAATCAAAGAAGCAGAAGAGTATGGCAAAAAACAAAATATCCCGGTTGCTCTCTATCGAGAGGGCGGCGAGTGGAAATACTGCAACGCCTACCAAGCCTTTGAGGCCGGACTCCCCGTCGAACATGTGGTATACCAGCATCTCACGGCTTCCGCTGAGTAAGTTCATTGAATGCCTGGTTGATAACAACCTCTCTGCTCTCACTATTGCCGGATATCCAACTGAACAACAATTGACGGCCGCATGGGCAGACGTTTACGAGCAGTATACTAACATGATCGGCGATTCCGATCATAAAATGTATATAAAGCTTTACAAGGAAATATCCCTTCTGTCATTGGAAATTACCATGATCAACGAACTCGTCCAGATACTTTCTTGTGAGGCCGTGGATTTCCGTCCTGACCTCTTCAAGCCATTTATGGACAGATTAAACAGGATGCTGTTCGCGAGGTTTCACTTCACTGCCCATCGCATGCAGGAGTTAAAAAAATGCTTGAGCTTATCAAAGAGTCTTGTTATTCAACACGACTTAAAAAGCCAGCATTTCGCTCAGATCCGAAAGAAGTTTGAAAGCGTTGACACTAAGCCATCTCGCGAATACTTTACATCAGTAATGATAACGCTAAGCGACTTTTCAAAGTTTGCGTTGTCCGACTCAATGACAACATTCGAGTTTTGCGAAAGAATAAACCGGTACTCTAACTACGTAAACCAACAAAAAATGTCTCATGGCAGAAGATAGGTTAGATAGTTTTGCGGACATACCGGCACTGAAAGCAGAAGGTGATATTATCATCGGACTCCTGGATGAGATCAATAAGAAGTTCGAAGGCATCAACAACATGAAAATATCCTTGGAAGGATTAACAAAAACCAAGGAGGTAATACAGGGCGCACAAGAAGCCGCTACAGCGATGACAGACTTAGCGGCCAAAGTAGATGTTGTTAAAAAAGCTGATGTTCAGTATGTGGCCGCAGCGAAAGAAGCTGTGGCGGCGAACGCGGCGCAAGCGAAGTCTAATCAAACTTTGGGTTCAACGTTCGATGAATTAATAAAACTTCAGGTAGAAAACAATCAATCGTTAAAGCAACTTCGGGCTGCCCGTAAGGCGTTGGATGATCAATACAAAAACGATAAAGGTAACGCAACTTACATCCAGGCTCTTGAGCAAATCAGAAAATCGGAACTCGCCGCACAGGTTGCTAATAACGATTTATCCCGTTCACTTCGGAATCTCGAAAAAGAGGCTCAGGCCAGTGGCGGATCACTGAATGAAATGCGTGCTCAGCTTAATCTGACACTGCAAGCATATGACGCATTGTCTGACGTTGATAGAAGTGGCGATATTGGCAAAGGATTGAAATCGAATATTGATGCACTTACGGAGTCAATTTCCAAAGAAGAGCAGGCAACCGGGAGGTTTCAACGAAACGTGGGAAACTATTCTGGGTCAATATCGATCCTTGAAGGAGCGCTTCAGGATGTAAGACAGAAACTGGATGAATACTCAAAATCTGGTAAGGCCAGTAGTGATGTTATCGCCCAGTTGGCGAAAGAAGAAGGCCTCCTTGCAAATCTGGTTCAAAGCCAAACAGCTGGCTTTGCTTCCGCGACTCAGGAAGTTCGCAACAACGAAGCAGCATTGCAGGCGTTAGCTGCAGCTGGATTGAAGAATACTGAGTTTTACCAAGCACTCTTAAAAGAAACAGCTGAATTAAAAGACAACGTCGGAGATCTTAAGGCGGAAATCAAAAACCTCGCTTCCGATACATCAACTCTTGATGGTTTAGTTCAAGGAGCGCAAACGCTTGCTGGGATATATGGTATTGCAGAGGGCGCGGCGGCATTGTTCGGTGAAGAAAACGAAGAGTTGCAAAAGACTTTCGTTAAGCTCCAGGCTATTACTACAATCATCAATGGACTACAGGGAATCCAAAATGCATTACAAAAGGAAAGCAGCCTCATGCTGCTCCTCAATAATACCAGGACGAAAGCCCTTGCAATAACGCAGACCCTTTACACAGCAGCCACGGGAAGCGCCACGGCCGCAACCACTGGCTTTAAGGTAGCATTGGCGTCTACTGGTATCGGGCTGGTTGTAGTTGCTATCGCTGCGGCGGTATCGATCATGTCATCCTTCTCAAGCGAAACGGAGAAAGCCACGAAAGAGGTTGAGGGGCTCGACAAAGCACTCGATACCATCAACGAATCCTTTGACACGTTCAATAGAATTACCGATCGCCAAGTAAGGGATGAGCAGGCAAGAGCAAAGCTGCGATTCGCCGGTGATCAGGAATTGGCCAGCCTTGAATTAAAGGGACTCACGGAGAGAAGGAAGAATAATGAAGAACGAAAGAAACTGCTCGATGAAAGATTCGCGAACGAGAAATTGAGCGGGGAACAAATAGACAGCCTATCAAAAGAGCGATCAGGACTTACTCAGGACATTGCTGATATCGATTCGGATATCGCCGCAAAGTCACTCGATATTCAAAAGATGACCATCGAAGGCTCTATCAAACTGCGTCAGGCGGAAATTGAACAATTAAATACGCATCTTGCCCAGAAGGCCGATGCGCAAAACAAGATCATTTCGGACGAATCGAAGTCATTTGAGGAGCGGGCTAATGCTGCCTTACGTTTTGCGCTCATTCAGAGAGACATTATCCAAAACGAACTGAAGAGCCAGAAACTGGATCCAAATTTAAAGAACGACCCGGCAAAACGAGTACAGATCGAGACGAAAGCGAATGATGCACTCGTGAGAAATAAACTTGAGACGGAGTTGAAGCTAAGTGCTTTAACGAATGAAAGGATATCCCGGGAGAGACAAGCGCAATTTGAACTCACCCAACTGGTAGTTCAGCAGGAAGCGGATCGGCAAAACGCCATTGCCGAGAACGAAAATATCAACGGTCTTGATCGCCTAGATGGCCTTACTAAGTACTTTCAGATTCAGAAGTCGCTTATCAAAGCACAGACCGAATTCGAGTTACAGAACGCCAACCTGCTTGAAACAGAGAAAGAGGCTATTCGGCAACGTGGTCGCAATGAAACTCTCGCTCAGGAAAAGGCATTTCTGGAAAGATCCTATCAGCTGCAACTATCTGCCTTAGATAAGGAAACCCAAAACGCGATAGCGTATGCCAACCGAAGACGGGACACGAGGATCATTGAATTAAACGAGCAGTTCCAAGCTGGCATTATTAGTCAGGAAGATTATAACAGGCGTCGCTTGGCGCTCGATGAGCGGATGGCTCTTGACGAGCTAAATGTTACACTCGATTTCCTGGAAAAGGAATTAGCCGTAAGGAAAGCTGCAGGGGAAGATGTTCTCAATTTGGAAGCCGCAATTGCGAAAGCACGCGCGGACATTTCAGAAAAAACTACTTCCAAGATAATATCGGACGAAGATAAGGCCTTCCAAGAGAAGAAAGACAAGCTACTTGCCTATCAGCAGATTCAATCAAACCTTACAAGCGCTTACCTAGATGTTAATGCGATTACAGCCGACCGGGAGCTAGTAAGAATAGAAGAATCTATCGCTGCCTTGGAGAAAAGAAAGGCGGCCCAGATCGAATACGCAAACGCCACTATAGCGAGTGAAGAGCAAAAGGCGGCTGCCATTCTTGTCATCGAAGCCAGAGCCAACGTTGAGCGAGAGGCGATCGAAAGAAAGAGACGTCAAGTCGAGATTGAACAGGCAAGATTTCAAAAGGCAGCAAATATAGCCAGGATCATCAGCGACACTGCAGTTGCTGTCGTAACTACATTAGGGGATAATACTATTAAACCCGGATTTCTTCGAGTGCCACTTGCTGTGAGCATCGGGGCTATGGGTGCTTCACAATTAGCGAGAGCGATCGCGGCGCCATTACCGCAATACGGCGATGGTACAACGGATCACCCCGGAGGACCGGCAGTACTTGGCGATAAGTTCAAAAGAGAGTTTGCGATTACCCCAGCAGGCGATGTCTTTATGTCTGATAATAAACCTCAGATTGTTGACCTTCCCCGACACACAGTCGTCCTTCCTGATGCTGATGCGGTAATGCAAGACGTCCGCAACGCCGGCTTGATTGAGGTTTCTAAAATGAACTTGAAGAACGACACTGCTATTAACGACGCTTTGATCAAGGCATTCACCCGAGAAACAAAGGGAGTAGTCAACGCGATTAATAAAAAGAAAGACGTACAAATCACCGGCACGCATGCCGGTGTGACCACATTGCAAAAATGGGCTATGAGGCAGATTGAGTACGTGGATAAAAACATCAACTTTTAATGCAGGGGAAGAACCATTTATATTTTTTCGTTGATCAGCTCGGCCGCTCGCTGTTTCGAAATGGGCAGCTAGTTCAAACATCCACGACACCCCGGCCGCTGGAATTCACTCCGGATGGTTGGAGAGATATAGAGGTGTCTATACAAAGGAATCAAAAATATTTCGCACTGGAGCGCGACTTCACAATACCACTGGAGTTTGTAGAAGACGGTGCGCATATTTTGAAAGACCTCTACTACAAGCAGGGAGTAAAAGCAAAACTGTCGCTTGTGATTTTAAAACAGCAGCTCCGACTTGACAGGGATGTCAACGGTGTGATAACCGGCTATGCATACTGGTATAGGTCGTTTTACAAAGGCGATGTGGACTTTACGACGTTCGTAGATGCCGGCTATAAGGTAACCGTTAATCTCATGGAGGGTGGTGTTGGAAAACTGATTCGATCTCGTGAGAATATTGTGTACGAGTTGGATTTAAATGTTCCAGAGAATGAGTACATCAGATGGGACGGCATACTGCTTAAACAATCGGTAAACTATTTGAATATTGCCGTTAGCTACACTGGACAGTCAACGGCGACGCATATGCTGCCTATCGCCTTTGTTGGTAAGGAAGGCGAAGGCGCAGGATCTCTAACAAAAAGCCAGGGCCCAACGCTTGACACTTCGGATTATTTTTTTAAGGCAACACTACCTATCACCATACAAGTAATTGGATCAATAACTGTTGAAGCAAACTCCTCCGTACAAGCTGTTATCCTTCAGCTCCGAAGGTCGGACAGCGGAGCAAATAACACTTTGGTTGCGCAACAGGTATGGAATCCCAACATCCCCAATACCCCACTAACATGGAACTTTAATCTGTCGGTCACACTTCAGCCAGGTCAGTTACTTTTCTTCACCGGTGACGGAATTGGCGCAAACGTTAATGCACGGCAACTGAAATATACCGAGACCACTGTTAAGATTCTGTTTGCCGCTGCCGCAGACACAACCTTCCCTAGGGTTCTTCCGGTTCTGTATGTATTTAAAAAGCTAATGGAGCTTATTGGCGAAGGCGCATTCGTTGCAAACAGCACGCTCCTGGCTCAGTACCCCAACGTAAAAATTACTAGCGGGGATGCGATAAGAGGAATTGCCGGATCGAAAGTCAAGACATCTCTATCGGATTTCTTTCAGTCAATAAATGCGCAGTTCGACGTTGGCATAGGCGTTATAAATGGTGAGGTTAGACTTGAGGAGAAAGTTTTCTTCATCGACTATACTAATCCAATCGATCTCGGGTTAGTTAAAGATTTGACGGTTCGCCCCGATCTTGACAAAATGTTTAACAGGCTTACGATCGGATCGCCGAATCAAGATTACAATGGGGTGAATGGCAGGCAGGAGTTTAACACTACGGCTGAGTTCAGCTCACCTATTACCGAAATCGCGAAGGAACTGAATTTGGTGACCGCCTACCGAACAGATGGTTATGGCGCCGAGTTTACTCGCATCAACCTGGAAGGCAAATCAACGACCGACAGCGAAGGTGATAATGACGTTTGGATGATTCATACCAGAGCTATTCCGGACGGCTATTTTGGCGCTGATAATAACAAGCCTGTGTATTCATTGAACAGGGATTTGAATCCCCTTACGACGGGGCTACTGGAACCGAACACAGTTTTTAATCTCTTCTTTACACCTAAGAATGCGCTGAAGCGAGTCAGCCGGTTTATCCATTCGTTGTTTTACAAAATGGACAGTCTGAAGCTTAAGTTTCAAACGATAAGTAAAAACAGGGATTTGGTTATATCCGGCATTGCTGAAATCGCAGACGTACCTATAAGTTCATTGCTGCCTCCCTTGTTCACTCCTAACATTCTTGAGTTTGAGGTACCTACCCCAGTAGACTTAATCGAAATCCTTGAGCAATCTCCCATACGTGCATTCCGCTTTGAATGGGAGGGGGTGATTTTAATGGGTATACCGATTAAGGTGAGTGTTAGACCCGATGACAATAAAGCGCAAACAATCACCCTACTGTCTGCACCCTCGAATCAACTTGAACTTCTAATAAAATATTTCAGCTAATGGCAAACCAAGTCATCATATCGCCGCTAAATCCGATTCGTTTCTATAACAAGAACGAGGCGCAATTTCCGCAGTATCTCACGCGGCATTTTAACGACTATCCATATAAGGATACTATACTTCGGTGGCAGGAGAAAATTAAATACTTCCAAAAATGGCAGACGTCCGACACTACTTTCCTGCAATTCCAAAGCAATTTCCAGCCGTTGCAAATTGATGTGTTGGACTGGCGGACAAGTCAACCTGTAACAACCTTAGTTGCCAACCTTCAGATACCAAACACTGGTGCGCAGCCAGGTTTTTTTGTTTATCAATTTGCTCTGTCCTGGGCAGGCATACCTGAAGGATGCTATACCCTAAAACTAAGTAACGGGAGTACCGATCTCGATTTAATTTCCGAGCCAATACATCTTGCTGCGACGCATCCTGACACGGTGTCAATCGAGTACACAAACAGCCGTTACTTTTTAGATATCATATTTGAAACATTGATTGAATTTAGCTTCCGGGTAGAAGGCTCCTTTGGCGCATTGCAACCGGGTGCGTATATCCAGGCATACGAGGATCAGCGAGTGAATCCACGCATACTTTCCGCAAAGCCTTATCGTGTAAAGCCATTAACTATCGGAGGCACTTTTGGTGTGCCTGACTGGGTTGCGGATCTTTTTAATGTGATCTGGTGTTGCGATAGCGTTAGTGTTGATGGCAAAGGTTACGCGCGCGACGGAGAATCTGAATTAGAATTTAAGTCAGAGGACGACTATCCAATGAGAGGACTAACATTGAATCTCAAAGAAGGAAGTAACAGGATGAGTAAGGTGGTATCCCCGGACCTTGACACAACACAAATGGTGGGCTTCATGTACCAAATAGAAACAAACTTCTTCGGAGACCTGTCTTCAAATAGTAGCTCAAACCAAGTTCCAATTTTATTAGTTGATTTTTAATTGATGTGATATGGGTGATTTAAAAATGTCGTTAGGTCAGGTTAATATTCCAGATTACTTGATCATTAATCTTAGAGAAGTCGGGGCGCCTACAATCGTTGTCGATTCTCAGGTTATCCCTCCTCCGGTTCCGGTTAGCCAGAACCTTACGTTTGTCGGTTTGAATAACGTCACTCATTACGTCGATCTACGACGGAGTAGCGATGGAACCACTCTCGGGCTTTTGTTAGGAACTTGGATAGTAAACATTACCGAAACCACCTCGGCAGTTGAGACTCGCTTTTATAAGGTAGATGGTGTGGGGGCTTATGATCCCATTTCCGGAACCAATACAATTACCGATCCTTATCTAGCGGGGAAAGCAGTACTCGGCGTATTCAAGGAGGGCTTCAGATTCATGGTGCCTAATCTTGAGTTTACCCATGTCAGTGATACAGTTTCTGTTTTCAGAAACGATCCACCGATTAACGATTCGTTTAGTACAGGCGAGTGGGTGATGATTCTTATCAACAAGATGGTAGCGTTACCTTCAAGTGGTTCAAGCAGTACTGGTGGCTTTCCAGCGGATATTGTTGAGATCACTGCAGACCTTACGCTGGACAACTCTCACTTCAACAAAATGATGGAGGCAAATTCCGGAGCTCAAGTACTTACGGCGACGATGCCTCCCTTCAATACGATACCAGATAAAACGCGCTTCGGCTTTAACACTCACAACGCTGATTATGCTTCTGGACAGCGGTACCTTAGAATTGTCATTGATCCATCAGCGGTTAACTACGCCTTACACCGCGGAAAAAACAAGGCTGTGATTTTCCTGGGAAAGGGAGAGAGTATTGTCCTTATCAAAAAAGGATCATACATGCGTGTCCTTGATGAGAGTGGTGATAGCAACCGGGTTGGTCAACTTGTCTACGATGACATGCCCCCCTTAAATTCAATACCCGAAGTCGGCGGTTGGTTTGACTTCGACGAATACGGGCGACTCTACTATGATTATGTGAGTGAACTAAACCCCGCGCAGCTAGGCTCTGGCACGTATCCTACAACACCCATAGTGTTGGAGCGGTTTAAGTGGATAATTGATGGGGTGAATAAAAAATTCTGGGTGCCAGATTCAGGGGGAATGTTTATACGTAACACCGACCCGAATGCAGATATCGACGTTGACCGTGCTGGTGGGCTATCTGGATCTCTTCAGACAGCGCAGGTTGGACAGTTTGACCTAGCGCTGACAAAGGGAAGAGGCTTTATAAACGCTGACCCGGCAGCAGGCGATATTAATAAATTTGCTTACGGGTCGGCAAACCCGGCAGTACGTAGCCTCATCATGAACCAGGGAAAAGACAACCGCCCAATCAACATTGCGCGAAACGTGTATCGAATAATTTGATAACAGGTGTTCAATGTCAAAAAGAGAATAAAAAAGTTACTTTTAAAGTAATTGTATTGCTTTTAAATGTATTTTTGAATCGGATTATAACTATGGATGACATGTGGTGTTGTTAATCATTACCGCAACTCCGGTATCTCAATGCCGGGGTTCTTTTTAAAACCAATCGCCGTGGGCACTCAACGTATATTCTTTCCAAAGCCTTTCATTATTATATTGGCAACTTTGTCATTTTATTACGCGTCAGGCCAAACCCGTAACGACCTGCAAGACAACAACGCAAAAGGCTACAATAACAAATCCGGAGCTTATAGGGTGCTTCTGTACCTACCCTTAGACACACTGGCCACGAGCGATAGTGGATCGGTCGCTTACAAGGGAGGAAGTCTGTATTTCAAGAACCAGTACTATTGGATCAAGCTCGTAAGCGGCGCCGAGGTAGTACCTCAAGACGTAAGACAGGAAATCTTAGCTAGCAATTTATACGACACCGTACTCAGCAACGGTATGCTCACGAATTATTACAGAACAAACCTGCCCCAATTTATAGGAAAAAGACTCCGCATCACCAATCAAGGAGTACAATACGTGCATAATAATGATGATCCAAACCTTGATTTATGGTTCAGATTCAATGATGCAAACGGCGACTTGATGGTATTCCATGGGTGGGTCGGTACCGGCGGAGAGTATCTTATCATTTCAGGTTACTAGCTTCTACTTACGATGGAAATGACATTATCACGAAATGTAATAGCGCAAGAAAAAGAACGATTTTTTTTTACGCTAATCGAACAACATAAGTGGGTTATCGAAAAACTTGTGCGAGAGAAAGAGGCCGCGGCGAGGGGTGGGAACAGGGATAGCGATGACTATAGGCAAGAGGCGTTGCTTCAGGCTTGGAAGAGTTTTGCCAAATTCGACATGGGAGGCAAATGCGACGACCACATTAATCGTACGTTTAACAATTGGCTTAGATCGGTCGCAAGCACTTCCATTTTAAAATACAGAATCAAGGTTGGTCTTGCCTTCCTCAAAATGACTAATTATAAACGAGAAACTTTTTCCGCGCCTGTTACGTTCTTTGGAACTGCGGAGGAAATGGACTGGTTTACTGATCTGGAGTCGGAGAGTGTGGAGGAAAATTATTCAGGGCTTTACAAAGCCATCGAAGACCTGCCTGCTGAAAATGCTAAGGTACTGTTGCTTCATATGAATGGCAATAGTTACTCCGAAATCGCTTCGAGACTCAGGATAACTGAAAGACTGGTTAAGGACCGGATCAACCATGCCATCTTTTTAATCCGTAAGAATCAAGAAAAGTACTTCCAGAACATCCGAGACTGTCGGAATAAAATCGCGTACCGCACACAGAAGCCCATTCAAGCTTTCGACTCAGAAGGCCAGCTGGTTTTAAACTATGATTCGATGAGAGAGGCTATTCGCGATGGACACCACGGCGCGACTATCCGGGATTGCATATCAGGGAAGAGAGAAGTTTATAAAGACTTGTTTTGGAAATACAAGGATGTCGAACGGCGGTCAGGGAAGATCATTATGATGGACATGACCGAAAATATCATCGACGAATTCGCCTCCATCGACGAAGCAGCGAATAAAACCGGCGTCAAAATGAAAATTATTCTTCAGTGTGTCAACGGGCATGTCGGATCGTACCATAAAATGAAGTTTTGCAGACGGTGTAATTAATTGGCAAAAAGTCTTTCCAACTGCTCAAACTACTGCTCGAACTTTTTACGCTCTCGCAAGACTGAAACCGAAGCTACTTATGCATCAGGCGAGTAATACGGTTTGTCAGATCCGCTGTAAATCCTACCGGCACTATCGTGTTCTGTTTCGCGTCAAGCCACGTCACGATAAACTTGCCGGATTTTTCGTTCTCAATAAAGTGAAGGATTTTATCAATTGATTTAACGAGACGCAACTTGACTTGATATTCAGCAGATCCATTTTTTTGTTTCGGAGAGTTACGGAATTCCATCCGCAAGATGGAAATCTTCCTCATTCTTTCCCACTGCTTTGCGTGCAATTCTCTTTGGTGCGCCATAATCCTCTCGCCAAATTCTTTTAGATCGGCAGCCTGCTGAGCTGCTATCGCCTTTTTACTACCAGGTTTATTCTTATTTACGTAGGCTACTCGAAGGAAACTCATAGTTTGATTTTTATAGTGAGGATGGCAATTGCTCACAATGTATTGTGCCGATTATAAACCGTCTGTTGAAACTTTCGATCTACATATAAAATGAGTTCATCAATTAGGCGGCCGTATTCGGTCGCCCTTTCACTCGGTCCGTTGTACACTTCGATCCACCGATCCTCATCTCGTTCAAGGTCGCAAAAGTGATCGCCATCTTGGTAAATGGTAAACATCACTTCTTCGTTACGGAAGCTGGAGAGGATCCGGACATCATGAGTGATGCCAGCGTTGTCGGTGTATTGTGTTTCCATCAAAGGAAGTTAAGAAATTGACAGATATAAGAAAGGGGGAAATCTGGAAATCTTACCGTTTTTCATCCGAACCATGCGATAATATATTCTCCGAATTCTTCGGCCATGCCCGGGAAGAAATTTTTATTACTGTGGAAGTACCAGATGTCGCCCGCCAGGATCAGTTGTCCGTAAAAGAAGTCGTCAATTGTAAGGTGGAATACTGTTCCACCAGCTCCGTTCACCTGGGTAAAGATCCCTGCGTATCTCCCCCCTTTGTAATCAAATTTTATCGGGACACGTTCCATGAAGCAAATATAACCGACGGTGTATCGAACAGGATTAAAAGGCTGTGGTTATCTTTATCAATTGTCCGTGGTTTTTCGATGGATATCGAAATTATTATCCTGCCAGCGTAGGAACTTTTCATAAAAACTCCAAGCTTCTTTTAAGATTTCGTAAGCTATTCCAACTGAGTTAACGTTGTTGCCGGTAACACTCAAGTAGTGAATGTGCAAGACATAATCTTCAAATAAACCATCCGGGGCTAGGTAGCGGTAGTTTGCGAATGGGGTATCAGGGGGGTAAAGGACACTCAAATCCGATGAGACTTTGATAATTGCAATCGGCGCCTGCAGGTGAATTAAGTAGTCGTTGAATCCCGGCCGCATGGGA